CGATCAGCAAGATCGCTCAACGAGATCATGGCAGAACGACGAACACCACCGACGATTACTGCATTGGCAATCGCACAACAAACATCATGACATTCAAGTGCAGTAAGTCTGCGACCTTGTGCATTGTAGAAAATCTTTACGACAAACTTAAACAGATTGTCCAGTGGAGCAGGGCCACTTGCGCGACCACCAAAAGTCTTAAGTCGTGCACCAGAAGGTCTAATCTTTGAAAGATCCCACTTAGGATGTCTGCCTTCATAAAGGTTTGCAAAGATTGTCTTGATTGCATTTCCCCAACCTTCCTTCGAATCTTCGACTACAATTACATTATCAAAATTCTTTTCAATCTTGTTTGCAACTGTTGGAAGTTTATCTGTATATTGTCGTTCAACAGAATAACCAACTCCAGTTCCATTCATTAGAACTACAAAGAGTTCTGCAAACGAATCAATTGAATCAATTGGTAGATAGGAACAATTGTACAAACAAGTATTGTCATGATCTAATGCGGGACCAGCAGTCATGAGGCTACGCATGGATGGAAGAACTTCTAGATTGAGAATTGCTTCCTTGACATCTGGGCGTTCTGCAAGTTGCGGAACCTTACCCGTAAAATACTTCCACCATCTGTCAACGCATTCATCCCAAGTCTCACGACGATTTTGGTCGTTGAGCCAGCGAGAGTAGCGAGAGATGAAAATAAACGATTGAAATGGTGATAAAATTTCGGCCATAGTTAAATCCTTAAGTGGGTGTCTTATTTAGTTGTTAGAGTCTGCCAAGAAACGGGGAAAATCGGAGCAATTAATTTATCAATTGCTTTGGCATATTCCTGAATTTCCCATTGGGCATGTGCATCGATTCTCAAGTTATAAACTCGGGCAAATGCATAGAGAGAACCAGTCCACACAAATTCCGTATAAGTTCCTTGTGGCAATATTGAACGCGCTTGTTCAGGAGCAACACCATCGGCCAAAAGTTTATTGTAAAGATCCAAACATTCCTTGGCAACGCCATCATATTCCTGACGAAGTTTGATGCACGTATCCAAATCCTCAATTGGACCACTGCTGCCTTGCTTTGCTCCATCAGTAGGAGAACTTCTCCATAGAGGAGTATAGATCTCCGGTTCAAATGTAACATAGCGGCGACTAACCTCATTCATTGTGAGGCCAATCTGATGCTTGCCCAATTGTGCACGAACAAAGATCGGGCACTTAATTCGAAGCGTGATCTGCGGATGGCAGAACGGAGTAAAGTGATTGTGCTTTCCGAGATACTTAATCAGCTTCGCATCACGTTCAGGAAGTTTTTTTCCCGTGATGCTTCCAGTCCAATTTTGTTCACCTTCCCATGAACTTTCCTTGTTAAAGGAAACTCGGGCTGCATTGACAACACTAAGATCGGATCCCATCCAGTCAACCAAGTCAACATGGCCGTGATCCAAAACAAAAAACTTAGTCTGCTCCATTTTTATGTTCACTATTTCCGTCATCCTTCTCATCCTCATCATTATCAACAAGTTCAATCGTAACACCAGTAACTTTAGTAAAGTCTGCAGCGTATTCACGCGCTCTGTGCCAAAGTTCAGGATTCATTTCTTTTACATATTCTCCAAAACGTTGGACGAATATTAAGTAAGCTTCGCTAGCTTTTAAAATGTCTTCTTCAGACATGTCTTCATTATCTTTATTCATTTTAAACTTTCTTCCAGTAAGTATACTTCATTTTAGCCTTGAGTCCAGAATAAACATTATTAATGATTAGTCGCATTACCAAATTTTGGCCATACACTTTAACCATATCATTAATGTCTTTCTTATCAATTTCAGATGGCCAGATTACTACGTTTCTTCCGGCATCTATGTACTTTCCGACCAAAGTAACGATTTCTGTGTTGCGAGGTTCATTATCAAAAATAAAAATTACTTTTGACTTTTGAATTTTTTCAGGCAATTCTTCAATCCAACCAGCACCTTGCATTGCAATTCCATTTGGAATAAACATGGAATCGATTGGTCCTTCAGTGACAAATACAGTATCGTGTGGATTTACTTTATCTAAATTATACCAAAGGCGTTCTTGATTATCTGCCTTTAGTGTGATGTAACGAATTGTAGGGTTTCCTTCGTCAAACGATCTTCCCTGAACGCCAATAAGTTTGCCATCTTCATCGTAAAATGGTATGACCAATCTGGCTTCAGCCTTGCCTTCTCTATCAAAAGCTGACATGACTTTACTAAAATCAGAGCAGTAATAAAAATTACTATACTTTTCTTTCGGTATTTGTCTAGATTCAACATATTTTACTGCCCTGTGCTCATTATTTAGCAAGTCAATCCGCGTTCCAAGATCACTGAAAGCCGGTTGTCGCTTTTCTGGTTTTTCAATTTTAATAGGTTCTGGGTTCTTATCTTTAAAAACTTCAAACGCATACTCTTTACAGAGTGTCGGGCTAATAGACTCAAGAACGCCATATAAATTACAGGCAAAACCGCAATTGTGACATTTGTATACATAATGACCTTTGTTCTCAAAAAAGTATCCCCTTGTCTTGGACTTATTCTTTTTTGAGTCACCACACTTAAAACATCTGCATGTGGCTAATGTTTCTTTCTTCCACTTAAACTTCTCAAGTGAGCCAGAAACAAGATTTACAAACTTCTTGTCTATATATATGCTCACGCCGATTCCTCAAACGTCCAGTTCACAGCCTTGTTCTTTTTCTTTCCAAATTTTGGATTAAAAGACTGACCATCTGAACCAGATGCATATCCCTCTTCTTCTGTATTGTTGGCGTTTACAAGATTGTTGCTGGAGTTATCTACATCATAGAACTTCATCTTTGACTTATTTACACCAATCAAAAACTTTCTATTCTTGGTTAGATCATTACCGCGATTCTTTAGTTGTTTGACCATCAACTGGCCAGCTTCGGCAAGTTCTTCATTCTCAATAAGAGCAAAGAAGAAATCCGCAGTCTGTGGCAAACCAAAGCTTTCTGATGTATCTGTCATCTCCATGTCGCTGCTCTTGGCACCTTCGCGGTTTACCTGAGTAGCAGTCCACAGAGGAACATTAAATTGTTTGGCCAAACCACGCAACTCTTCAGCGATTCCCTTAACATAGGTATAGCTATTCATTCCGTTGCCTAGTTTGAATCTTGCACAAGAACAAATGTTCAAGTAGTCTACAAAGATTACATCTGGTGTAAACTTTTTCTTGATCTTCAACTCTTCCATCAAATTGCGGAAGTGTGTCACGTTTGCTGCAGCAGTTGGATATTCTTTAATAATCAACTTTCCACGGCAAATCTTCTTTAGATTATCCACTTTGCTTTCGTATTGAGTAAGAGGCATTTGCTCAAGAATATGCATATCTGTATCAAGAAGATTTGCGTCAATACGTTTTGCAATTTCTTCTTCTGCCATTTCAAGAGTAATGTAAAGAACATTCATATTCTGTGCCAAACATGCTGCTGCATGGTGGCACAAGAATGCACTCTTACCTACACCCGATGCTGCCATAACAACGTTTAGTGTTTTCTTGCGAGTACCACCCCGGGTGATCTTATTGAACATTTCCAGATCGAAGCCAATTTTTTCTTCAACTCTGTGGTAGTATTCATAACGCTCATCAACATCCTCAAGAAAATCGTGTCCTACTCTGGTATCGAATGATACCGAAAGAGCCTTTGACATAATCTCTGGGATAGCATTTTGAGTCTTTTCTTTATCCTTGCCCTCAATGATACCAATAGATTCCATGATACCATTATAGATGGCTTTTTCCTTGCAGAACTTTTCAGTCTGCTCAACAAGCCAAACAGTATCTGATTTCTCCCCTTCCTTGAACATATCATCAGATATGGAAACACACTTCTTGAATTCAATTTCTCCAAGAGAGGTTTCATTTTCAAGCGATACCAATATGGCATCCTTGGTTGGCAGGCTGTTGTATTTAAGAATAAACTTAGATACAATGTTAAAGACTGTCTTTTCTGACTTGTCCTGAAAGTATGCTTCCTGAAGGAAGGGTACAACCTTCCTTGAATAGTCCTCGTTCAAAACGAGGTTTTTCAAGATTACTGATTCCATTTTTGTATTATACTCTTAATTTAAGTTAAGTCTATTAACTGTCTTGATGAACATCATCTTCTAGATCTGATGGGTCGTTTTTCTTTACTTCTACACCACTCTCAACAATTTTAACAAAAATTTCACCTACAGTGTTTGTGAAAGTTGTTTCATTTTTGTCAAAATCATCCGGTGCATTGATGATATCAATTTCCATAGTAACGTTTAGATCATCATTTTCTTCTTTAAGACTGATTTTGCCATACTTATAAACAATACCAGCATACTCCCCATTTTTTATTCTTATGGGGCATGTTTGTGTCGGGTCTGTGCTTGCATCATTTAAAAATTCAAATTCAATCTTGCTGTCCATATTTAAAATCTTTCTGTATAGCTGCGTCAAGTTTATCTAGTATGTCCTTAGTATAATACTTCTCTGGGTCGTCGTCAATATTTTTTTCAAATACTTTTAATCCATCAGGCAGTTCAATTCTCGTAGAAACCTTTTTAAAGATTCCATACTTGATAGCTAAATCTGTGAGACCATAATAACGACTCAGGCCACTTGTATAGTTGAGTCTAGTTTCAACTTGAGTATTTTCTTTTACAAATCTATTTTTGTAATTTGTGCACTTGATAAAGTTTCCAACAACACCTTCATCAGTTTTGTCTTTTGACTTAGAAAGAGTCAAAATAGTGCTTGCTGCATACTTTAATCCAACGCCACCACCAAGTTCCTTAGTTGGAACATATGCACCAATAACTTGATAAGTGTGGTTTGTAAGAAGCATTGGAATATTTGCTTTACCAAGCTTCAAAGTCAATACTCTGAATGTTGCCTTTGTTTGCTGAGCCTTTGTCATGTCTCTGACATTTTTGCCTTCAGCAGAATCATTCATTTCTTTTTCTGTTGACAACATGCCCAATGAGTCAAGAACCATAAACATTGGCTTGCGGTCATCTTCTGGAGTTTCAAGAACATCATTGACGATCTTGAGTGCTTGTATCTTGAAATCTTCAATAGTTGCAACAGGAACCACTGCAATTCTTTCCTTGTCAACTCCTCTTGACTCAAACATATTGGTGGTAACCGCTTGCTCTGTGTCAAAATAAATAACAATTCCTTCTGGATTGTCTTTAAGGAATTGTGAAGCGATTCCAAGAGCATAGAAAGTCTTTCCTGTAGCCGGATCTCCTGCTAGGCATGAGATCTTGTTGTTTGGAAGACCACCGTATAAGGAACCAGACAAAAGGGCATTTAGTACATATGAACCAGTGTCAATAAATCCCGTGACATCAGACCCATCAATACCTTCCGCGACAACTTTTGCGTCTGGATTATTTATCTTTGAAATTAAGCTTTTTAAATATTTCGACATTTTTTTTCCTTTTTATTTGTAATCTTTTTAGTTGTAATAATAACTGCACCCCAATCTTTTTGGGATGATTCTATTGGCTTTACCGATTCAATGATTACTTCATCATCAACATCAAGAAGTCTGTCGCCAACCATATAGCATGGACCACCTTCAAAGTCAAATAGGTCAACGCCATGGCGAGTATACAAAGACCTACCTTCGACTTTGTAAGATCCATCTTCAAGAAGTGTGAGAATTCGTTCATCACCATATCTAGATCTAATTTTCTTTACCATTTCTTAATACTCCTGATTGACTGCCTTAAGCATTTCAATCTCTTCTTTCATGTCTGCAAGTTCTTGTTCAAGTTCTGTGATACGTTCATTTTTTTGATTAACTTCGTTTTTTAAATCACTACAAAGTTTTTTTAAAGAACCATTTTCATCGTGCAATGGTCTTCCCAATTCCAGATCGTCTAGTGTTAGATCTTTGCTTTTATATTTGTTATATTGATTGGATTGCTTATATATTAGATTCTTTGCAGGTTTTGACCAGTATTTCATATGACTTGTTATTTTAATTAGACACTCTATAAATCTTTCGGAATTTGATGCAAGATTAACGTTTTCACAGTTTATACCAAAATCATTTAGCAATTCTAAAGTAAATGAATTGCCTATTTTAATATTTGCTGAAGCACCATTGTTTATAATTGCTTTAATATGCATAACTCTGTTATATAAAGTATATTCCGCATAAACATTTAAAAATTCTATACCATCTTCAATAATTACTGGAACTTGTTTAGCGGTAATTTTTGACCATTCAACAGTATATCCATTTGGCGTAGTTTTATATGAACTATTCATGACAACAATATATCTCAGACAAAAAAAGAATCAAGTGTTACTTCTTGAGTTATTGACCATCCAATAGCCTGAACAATATTATCAAGAGGCTCATTGAATGTTTTTTCAAATTGCTTTTGACGGTCTATGTATTTTTCAAGATTGAACTGCTTGGGTGGTTTGTTTATAAACCCTATGACTGCATCTCTGCCACCCATTCCATATGGGTTCGGAACCTTAACAAATACGAACTTTATTTTGTCATTTTCCTTTATTGCTGCAACTTCCTTGTCTATGTTTAGCTTCTTAATATATGCGTTGTGTAACAGAGCAGCCTTTGTTGCAATAGGTGTACCAGACTTGTATATATCGGAAGTGTCTCTGTACTTACCAATACCTTTAACTCCGCGAGGAGAGGCAATGTCTTCTATAGGCAATTTCATAAACTCATCATAGAATTTATTCACATCATCGCGCAACTCCTCGGGAGTTTTGGTAAGTATAATCTTAATGCAGTCTTTTAACTTATTTCGAACAATTGCTGGCGTACTGCTTCTTGCAGTTTCAAGGCCCATGATTTTAAGCTTTGGTTCCTTGAAGCGAACTCCTTCCAAATCTTGAACCAATAGAGCATATCTCTTCTTTGCAATAAACATTCCTGCTGAAGCAATTGCCTCTCGCTTGAAGAAGATTTTGTTTTCAGAACAACCTAGGGTTGTAGCCAAAAGTTCCATTTCTTTTTTAAATTCTGGCTGTATCTTTTTCTCACAAACATCATTGATAAATTGGGTTATATCTTCGATATTTGTTTTTGCCGATACCTTCTGGACAACGGCATCCAAATTAAGATATACAGAATCCGTATCTACAGCCAAGACATAATCCTTATCATCTTTTGTAAGATTTTGAATATAAGAATTCATCGCTATTTCTGCCTTGCGAATGATAACTTGTCCAGTTACGGTAACCGCAGTAGCCAATTCCGGAGAAGAATACACAAAGGCAGGATTTCCTAGGCACCCATAAAGGCTGTTTGCCAAAATCTTTTTTACTGATTGACGAATTTTAAGAGCAGCTATTCTTGAGACAAGATCCTTATTCTTAGTCTTCTCGTATTCTTTTTCCAACTCAATCATCTTTGACTTGGCTTCTTTGCGTTGATTGAATGTGCGTTCAATCAATATAGGAATGAAGCCAGAAATTTGGTTAGTAAACATACTCCCATTGCATGCCAAACATGCATTTTTACTTATTGCATCACCAACCATATCGGGAATATCTTTTCGTTTACTACGAAGAAAGTCATCTGCATTTAACGATGCATCTTTGTAAACACAAGTTTCAGGAGAAATATTCCATTGCATAATAATAGAAGGATACAGGCTAGTGGCATCAAAACTAACCACATTTTTGTATAGTCCCGGAGTTACTTCTTTTACATATGCACCGACAAATTGATCATCTTTTGCGTAACTTCGCTTAAGAGGAGGGATTACATTCTTTTTTGCCAAATAATCACAGCAAATGGTTTCCCAAATGCGTGTTGCAAAGAATACAGTATCAAACGTGATCTTTGCTTCGTATGCAATAGATACAGCTAGATCAATAAGTTTTAATTTACTGTCAAGTTGCTCAACCAACAGTACGTCTTGTACATTATATTCAGCAAACTTCTGAAAGTTTTGCGTATAGAAGTCACGCATCGACCCATATTCGCTGTAATCCAGTTTTTGAGCATCTAGTTCCACCTTTGCTATGAAGTTTAGGGCGTAACTTTCCTGACTGGTACCAGAAAACTTTTTATACAAATCCATGTAATCCAAAATGGTATAACCGGGGAATTCATAAATTTTGTAATTCTTCCCACCAATATCCGTTTCCCGCATTTTCATCAGACCAAAAGGCAACCAACTTTGAATTTCTGATTCATCAAAAAACAGCAACGCCCTACCTATTATATAGGGGATATCAAAGAGCTTAATGTTCCATCCTGTGATAATATCTACATCTTCATTTGAAAGAACTTCAAAAGTTTTCTTTATAAGTTCTTTTTCAGAACTGGTTATAATAACTTTGCAATCTGGAAGATCGATTTGCTTTGATGTGATTACATAAGTTAGCCCCCCCACCCGAATACTCATCAAATTAATCTTTTCGTTGGGTTTATCCAAATCCGGGAATCCACCCTCAGTTTCGCATTCAAGATCTAGGTAGGCGACTTTGACCTTGGAAAGATCGTATTCCACCTCAGCCTCATAAGTCTCCATGATATATTGAGTGATAAAATCAGTGTTTCCATAAATCGGGCAATCATCTAATTCCCTATATTGATCCAAAAATTGTCTGCAATCATACAGCGTGTCAAACCGCATTCGGTTGACTTTGACCCCGTTCAGGGTACGATATTTGGTCTCTTTGTCCGTTTTAATAAACAAAGAAGGCTTAAAAGAAATGGTGTCCGTAAAACGTTCACCATTCTTGTACCCTCTAACGAGAATTTTGTTGCCTTTTAGGGCACACGCTGTGTAAAATTTCATTTCTTTGCGTCTTTATCCTTAAGAAGTCCAGCAAGTATGACACTATAGTTAATGATGTCAACTATGGCGTCATAAACGCTTTCATTCTTTAAACATAGCTCTCCACGGTTAAGATATGTGGAGATTCTTGACATCTTATCGGTCATACGAAT